CCTCACATAAACTCAAAAGTCTGGATCAGATCAAAGAACATACCATCAACTCTGTATGCTCTCGACCTGAATTCGCACAAGAACCTTCGAAAGAAGCTTTGATAAACGTTCAGCCTGCAAGTCAGACTTTTCCTGATAAGACCTCTCAAGGTCATTCGTCAAGAAAAGGGTTTCTGGACTAACGGGTACACCCAAGGAAGTGAATCCTGAGTGCATTATGAAATTAACTCCAGCCGTAACGGTAAAATCCCCTTTCGGGAAACCAAGGTAAAATTTATGAACTACCCTTGCTAATACATCCTCACCAGGAGTCGTAAGACCCTTGGGAGTGTATCAAACCTCTTCTCTCGTAACAATTCGTGCTTCGTGTCTCTTAATGGCAATATCAACAAGTGCATGTGGGTTTCTTACTCCCATCTCAGCTTGGATGCCAGCCCATATAGTGGGACCGTTGATGTTATTCCATAGATAGCCAAACTTTCCAGTTACCATAGGGCTAAGACATAGTCTCATGAGAATGGATCTTCGATTCTCAGGGACGCATGTGAGTAGCTCAAGTAGACTGACGTCCAAATTTCAACGTCTAGACAGATCAACAAATAGTGTCACTAGCAATTTAGGAAACTTACTAAGTGAATGTATTGTTGAGGCTGGAATAGGAGAAAAGTTTGTCCCATTTAGATAAAGGTTCTTGGTGAACTCGGCACAGCCGATACCAACAACGGATTTCGACATTGAGATTTCCATCCCCAAACTCTTACGTATAAATTTCACATAAGTGTCTGCAACTCCTGTATGCGCTATTACAATATCATCACCCAGAATCACATAATCATCAAAATGACTGATTCCATTCTTCAAGGCGCAATATCGTACTACCACATGGTGAGAGAGGGCCATAGCTGGCCAGGAACTTAGGAACCCCATTGGTTGCCCAACGGCGTAACGGATACGGAAATCCAACCACGGTTTCTCGTTCTTGATTGTAAAGAACCTGTCCGTCAAAATGGACTTTCAACACGACGCTATCTCAGCTCCAAATATAAAGCTTAAGACTAGCTCCTGGAATATAACAGGGAAACGGTCGGTACAGGACTTGAGATCGTAGCAGAATAGTTTTCGAGAGGTGTTTGTTCATTTCTGAACACGTGCGGCTGCCTTTTCTTGGTCAAACGTTCCGTCGGTGAGACCCAATGTCTCCAAACAACGGAACAAATGATCATGTAATGGTTCAAGTGCGGACTGAGAGTAAACATCACCCACAGCTATGATCCGAGTCTTACAACCCCCCTCAGGGATAAAGTGAAGACAGCCCGTCAGCAGACGATAGTTTGAGAAATTGTAATCCTTGGGAATATCCTTCCTTAGCCTATGAACGAACCCGCTAACCTGTTTATTTCTTAAAGGCTTAGCAAATTTCTGTTCGGATTCTGGGATTGAGGACACTTTCACCCTCTGTGTACAACGAGACTCACAGTAGTTAAAGGGCAGATCCGGCCTTCTTTCGAAGTCAGATTCATCGGCAAACCACCCAAACGCCAATTCCTTCCAAGTATATAACATCTTCTTAGAAAGATCAACGCGGAGGAAATCAGCTCTATAC